AAGCTAAACGGAAGGTCACACTCAGCGCCAGTGAGCGCTGTGCCCTGAAGTTGGTGACTAAGCATTGGAGGCAGCTGGACATGCGGGCTGAGTGTTCAGCTAGCACAGGACCGTGCCAAGAAGTCAAGGAGCTTGATGCCAAAGTCAAAGAGGAATTTCAAACAGCCTTGAATGCCAGGCACGCAGAAGATATCATTGCCGCTGAGCGTGCCAGGCTCGTGGCTTTGCGTGACTCAGCCGTGGCAGTTCACAAGGGCAAGCTTGATGTTCTTCTAGTTGACCGCAAGCTCAGTGAAGCTTACATTCAAGGACTGCGTGATGACTACACAGAGCAAATGCGGGAACTTAAGCAGCAGGTGCGCCTTCAGGCAGCCATCAACGGTCAGCAACATGCCCTCAATTTGGAGGCTAGGTTGCGTGACCAGATGTCAACTGAGGGTCTCCATATGCTTGTGGATCTGCAATCTAGGTGTGACTCCAAGTTGGAGATCATGCGCAACAAGATGTTCGGTGCTCAGCACGTCAAGTTCGACCTTGGCGGAGATTTTCCGCATGACAGCAGGGACTCCAAGGCAGTCACCTCACTTATACTTTCTGAAAGTAAGGAGAGGAATGCCATTGCTCGATCCGCAACCGGAAACGGCTGGTTCGAAGTTTATTGGAACGCCCTGGCCTGGGGCGAGCAGTGTCCAGATTTCGCCTACACGCGTTCATACGATGATGCTAGAAAGGACTTTCCCCACATCAATCCCATGGATCAGGCGGATGAAGGCTTCCGGTGTGCCTTGTATGGAGAGTTCATTGAGAGTATCCACCAGCTGTGTTATCAGAGAAAATCTGTTGTTGAGGTTCAGCGCCTGGCAGCAGGGCTGAATTTTTTTCATCATGGAACTCTCGAGGTGCCTCACCCGTATGAGGATCGGTGCCGTGATGCTGTCGTTCACTACCGTGGTGGTATGAACATGGCCCGCAATTTTAACAAACAGTTCTTCCAGTACATGGTGGACGGGGCGCGTCTCATGGGTTTCGCTTTCAGTCTTTACATCCACGCCGTGGGTTACAGGCAGCAGGTGCGTGTGCCCATTAAGACCGCTGTTGCAACCACCACGTCAAGTCCAGGGGGAAAGCCATCCGCTAAAGTCACAGCGGAGGCTGAGGTCCACAACAAACCAATTTTGGAATTCAAGAACGCAGCCCACGCTTTTGTTGATATAGCAGGGCAACGTCGGAGTTTCAATGGGTTCATGTTTTGGAATGACGGTTTGTATTTTGCGTGTAATCGGCACACCAAAGAGAATGCTACGGGTGCGGTCGATGAGCTTGTTAAGCTACCGGCCACGCTAAGTATTTCTCTGTTTGCTGGCATAACACCCACCAATGGTCCTATGATCAAAGGTGGCTCTTTCACTTCTGATGCTATGCGGTTTGACCACAACATGGCAGACGTGGTTTACTTCAAGCTGAACGTCCCTTCTCTGTGGGAAAGCCACTTCAAGGGACTCAAGTTGAAGTACAAGTCCCCCACTGTGGGCGAGAGCATCCACGTGCCGGTTTATTCAGTCAAGCGCCAGCAATGGCTGGTGTTGTCTGGGGCTGCCTTGTCGGCCACCTGTGACCCTAATTGCAAGAAATATGTCTGCATCGACCGTTCCACGGAGCCTGGTTTCTGCCGGGCTCTGTACTACAATGATGCAGGTCACGCTGTCGCTGCCCACAAGTACAGCGCTATCAACACGGCGTATGGACCCAAACCTGGTGGTGACACCATCCGTGGGCCTACATTCCGCAGTGGTAAGCCTGTCGAGCTGAGCAACATGCATTCCACATTTCAGCAACTAGGGCTTGACCAGACATGTGTCGCTCACGCTGGTGACATCATTGCTCTGCGCAAGATCAAACCCTCTGAGTTTCCTTTTGAATTCCCACATGATTTTGGTAAAGGGGGCAAGTATTTCCAGTTGAGGGAGAACTTTGCTCAGTTCTGCAAATACCCTTACATTTGGTCCAAATACTGCTTCGTCACACCGAGTGCCGCGCAGGTTGGATCTGAAGTCGACAAATTCCTCGATGCGGCGGACATGGACAGTTCGCCTCAGACCAAGCAAGCAGTGATCAAGGCGTTCCAGAAAGTCATTGAAGATGACCGCGCTTCTGTCACACCATTTGATCCACCCAGCGTGGCCGCTCTCGCTGATCTGATACACAGCGAGCTTTATGTGGACAGTGAGGAACTTCTTGGAGGGAAAGCACGCCCACGGTCTGCCGGGGCGAGCATGCCCAACAGGACCCACCAGGACTTTTATGACACTCTCAAGGAACACCCTGAGTGTGACCCAGAAGGTCCCTTTGTGCACCATGCTAAGTTTATTTTGTCTGGTTTGATGGACTATGAGCAAGGTAATACGGACACGTGGTTCTATCGTATAATTATGAGTTGGCGAGCAGCTCCCAAGAAGGACCGCTACAGCATGGAGAAGGTGCTGTCGCAGGTTTACCGTAGCATCCAGGCACCTAGTCTGGAGCTCAAAATCTTGTGGCTTTGGTGCATGAAGGACTCTGATCAGCGATGGGCCCATTGCCAACCTGACATATTTACCAGCAAGAACTTTGATGCGCCAGCAACTACTCTGCAAACAGACAATTATGCTGGGGCTCAAGGGGCGGCAGGGACGGATATGACTCAATTTGACAAACGTATGCCTGCTCCACTTATGCGGCTGTTTTTTCGCTGGTACCTGCGTACTATGTGCGCAGGAATCCCAGATCATTGGGTGAGACTCTTGGAAGAGACTACGATTCAATCTAGAATTGTGGTACCTGGTCAGGGAATCACCATCAAAAGTCATGGTAATCCCAGCGGGTTCCCTAATACAATCAGATTGAACACCGTGGTACTCAAGGTTTGTGACCTTGTCGTGGCGTTGGAAGCATCTGGGCTCGGGCACCTACCTGAGCCAGAGTGCTTTGAGGTTCTCGGCAAGCACAGATATGGTGAGTACTGTGGAGATGATCTGCGTGTTTGGTATTACACAGATCTGGGGCGCTCCACTTGTGGTAGCGCCAGCATAGATACGTGGAAGAAGCTGTTTCCTTGGGACATCAAGCTCGAGGGGGAGTGCGTTTTCTCGCCTGATCAAAGTTTTGAACAGCAGTGTCACTTTGCGCCCCCCATTGCAGGGCGGCGTCTGGTTTTTGCACACGGCTTGTTTTGGAACGCTCTGACGGATGCCGACCGGATTGCTAGCAAAGCTATGTTTGTGCGCACAGTTGATGATGATGGTGGTGACGAAGCGAAGGCCTTGGGTGCTTTGCAAGCCATGCCCCATCTGGTTGTGTGGCACCTCTATGGAATTGCCTACGCACCGGCAGTTGACTACCTCCTGAACAGTTTTCCCAATTTAAATTATAATGGTTGTGTGCAATACTATTGCGGCAAGAGCAATGTTGCTGACGACAATCTTATGCTGCGTGGTGTCTTTGAAGATTGTGTCGCTGAGACAACATCGAAGGGGCACAACGTTAACAAAAAGAGAGGTCAGCAGGAACAGACTCAGAAACGCAATCAAAAGCACAAACGAGCGGACCATCATGTACTCGAAGGTGGGACGCGCAAGTTTTTTGCCAGTCAGGAGGAATATGAGGAATACAAGCGGATGCGTGATGCAGCCCGTACCAACGCGGAGCGGAGGGCGGCTCAGGACTACTTGCATGAGTGTGTCGAGGAGGCCAAAAGGTTCGCCCGAGAAGAGGAAGATCTTCAAGAAGCTGCTGCGTATGGTGGGTGGGAGGAGCGCGGTACTGGTGTGGCTGCCTTGCAAGCGGCTTACAACAAGACGCGTGAACTTCGCTACACAAGAATTGCTGATGCGCAGCGTTACAACAAGGAGTTGAGCAGGCGCAACAGGGAGGCTGATGCCAATTCCAAGCAATTTCGGGACGAAGAATTGATGAGCTTCGGCCCAGTTGAAGATTTTGTTCGCGCACCTGCAGCACCGGGTAGATGGTCGGACCAAGCAGAGGATGCTTTCCGGCGGGAAGCGCAAGCCAACGCAG